AGACTCCCGTAGACCCGTGGGTCGAGTTCGCCGAGGCCATCGAGGCCTGGGCAGACGGCCTGTTCGAGCGGCAGGCCCCGCACCCGCGGGAGATCGCCCTGTTCGAGGCGATAGAGCGCTTCGTCAAGTCGCAGGGTCACAGCTTCGAGGTGCGCCCGTGAAGCGCATCCTGCTGCTCCTCCTCGGCTGCACGCTCCTCGCCATCGGCGCGCTGCTGGTCGCGGGCAGTACACCGGCCGCGGCGGTTCACCGTGCGCCGCACGCGGGATCGACCGACCGTAGCGTCTACGCCAACGGCCTGCCGAAGCCGACGCCCGTCAGCCAGTTCGGCATGAGCTACGGCCCGCTCACCGACGCCGCCTCGACCGGCCCGGACGGGTACGTCGCACAGCTCGCCGCCGAAGCGAGCGTCACCGGGTCGAACACCGGCAGCCTGTTCCGCGGCGCGTTCCACTGGACACCCACCAGCCAGGCCGGCCCCAGCTTCACGAGCAAGTACGACCCGTTCATCACCCAGGCGGCGGCGGACGGCATCACCGTCCTCCCCGAGATCCACACGTCGATAGTCGGCGGCGGCGGGTACATCGACCCGCTGACCTGCACCGGCCCCGGGTGTGGCACCGCCAACTTCGAAGCCGCCGTGGAGAGCATCGCGCTGCGGTACGGGCCGAACGGCACGTTCACCGCCCCCGGCTTCACCGGCATCACCCGCTACGAGGTCTGGAACGAGCCGAACACGCCGACCGGCCACGTCAACACGAACAAGGGGCAGATGCCGCCCAGCGAGTTCGTGCCGATCCTCCAGGCCGAGTCGGCGGCGCTCGTCGCCGCCGCCACGCAGAACGGGTGGCTCGACAAGCTCCAGATCGCGTGCTGCGCGTTCGGGAACAGCGGCATCTCCGGCTACTCGTACGGCCTGCAGTACCTCAAGAGCCTCGTCGCGCAGACCCCCGCGGTGTGGGACTACATCAGCCCGACCGGCGCGCTTCCCGGCGTCATAACGACGCACCAGTACTTCAAGCCGATCAACCCGTCGACGTGCGTCTCGACCGCGACGGGCGGTCAGAAGTGCATCCAGTACCTGTCCACGTGGCACCACTACTTCACCGCGCAGGGCCAGACCGCGGTCGGCCTTGGCATCACCGAAGGCGGATACAGCGGCGCGGACACTCCTCCGAGCTGCAACGACGCGGCCAGGAGCACCAGCCAGGCGAATCAGGCGGCGTGGGACACGTGGGTCGTCAACTACATCCACAGCCACCCCGGCTTCGATTTCGTGTTCTTCGCGCCGTACCGAGTCGTCGACGACGGGCGAAGCAGTGACTGTTGGCAGAGCGCGCTCGCGCCGGTCATGGGCGGCGGCGCGTTCAAGGCGTGGGGAACCGCCTACAAGCAGCTGATCACGGCGGACGCTCCGTGACCAGCGAAGGCTTGACCGGCCTCCTCTGGATCGCCTGGCTCGCTACCGGGCTAGTCCTCGAAGGCCTCGGACTGTTCCGGGTGGGGGGCCTCTGGCCCCTCACCTGGGTAGTCCGCGACGGCCTCCACCGCAACCAGGCCATCACCTCGCTCATCGTCTGCCTCATGGCGGTCGGCTTCCCCGCCTGGCTCGTCTTTCACTTCCTGTTCACCAAGCCGTCGAAGGGCGAGCCGAAGTGAACAAGCGTGTAAAGCACCACCTCGCGAAGCTCTCTCCCCGTCGACGGCGAAAGGTACGCCACCATGCCCACAGGGGAGGCGGCAGCCCGTTCGAGTCGGGCGCGGCGGGGAGAGCACTCATCATGGTGTTCGGCCGGGGCAGGAAGCCCAGGTGAACCGCGAGCAGCGCCGCCGCCTCGTCCGCCAGGTACCGAAGCCCGCGCGGCGGATCGTCTCCCGCCAGGCCGGGATCAGGAAGGTCACCCTCGAAGGCCGCTGCCGCGCATGTGGACTCGTCCCGGCCGGCGTCCCCGGCGATGCGCTGGAGCGCGCCCACCTGGTCGGCAAGGGCGGCGGGCGCGGAGACGACGTCGACGACAACATCATCCCGCTCTGCTCGAAGTGCCACCGCTCTCTGCACGACCACGACAAGCACTGGCGCATCGTCGCCGACGCCGTCCGCGAAAACCTGACCCGCGGCGAGTTGGCGTACGTCACTCGGAAGATCGGCCCGGGCTGGTCGTACTGGATCGACAAGGTCTACCCGCGGAGAGACGCATGATCCTCCGCCGCTTCCAGATCGTCGGCTCGACGACGAGCGGCGCGACCGTCGACCGGGTACGCGGCGACCACCCCACGCCGACCGGGTACCCCAGGAAGAAGCGCCGGCCAGTGCGCGAGCGCGGCAACTGTCCCCGCTGCGGCACGTTGAAGGCGCTCGACCAGCCAGGCGAGATGTGTTCGCCGTGCCAGCGCGCCCCCCGCTGCCCGGTGTGTGAAGGCCACGGCGCGACTGGCCGCTCGAGACAAGAGGTGTGTTACCGGTGCGGCGGCAGCGGCATCCAGCCGATCCTGCCGCCCGAGGTCAAGCGGAGGAGGGCCGCGTGAGCGAGAACGACCGGAAGCGCAAGACCGGCGTCGAACGGTTCAGCCGGGAGCGCAGGGCGCAGGAGTCGGATCGGATCGAGACGTTCGGCTTCCGACCGCTGCCGAGCAAGGCGGTGTGCCCGGATTGTGGAGCGCCGTGGCGTCCCGTCTGCACGACGCCCCGCTGTCCCGGCAAGCACGAGCCGGTACGGGTCATCAGGAGGGAACGGCAGGACGGACGCCGCTTCGAGCGGTGAACTGGCCCTACTTCGGCAGGAGGCGCGCGATGGCGGCAACGACACACCTGAAGCTCGTCCAGACAGACCCGGATACGGGAATCACCTGGCTTGACCTTGCGCGCCTCCCGGCGCATGACGAGCACGTCGCGTTCACCGGCCTGGACGGCGTGATCCGCCTCGACGTGCCGGAGAGCTTCGACGTGTTCCGGTTCGATGGCGTCCTGTACGAGGTGCAAGGTGTAGACAGGCCCCGCAAACGAGCGTGGGTGGAGTCGGTGAGGGAGATCGGGGAGCGCGCAGAGCCCGCGGGCCTCAGCCGCGCCCCGATTGAGGGTGCCGAGGGCATAGGAGAAGCCGCGTGAGACGGCGCTGTACGCCCGCGTGTGGCCCGACCGGGGGGTACCCGGGGGCGTCGGCTATCCAGAGGAGGCGGGATGCGAGAGACAGTCAGTTGTAAGGCGCTCACACTGCACCAGCCGTGGGCGACGATCATCGCGCTCGGCCTGAAACACGTCGAGACGCGGAGCTGGCCGACCGCCTACCGCGGACGCCTCGCGATCCACGCCGGACGCGCCCCCCTCGACCCGGGGATGACCATCGTCTGCGCGGCGCTCGCAGAGGCGGGCCTCGCCGTCACAGTCCACCAGGTGGAGATGGCCCGCTACCCGCTCGGCGCGATAGTCGCCTTCTGCGACCTCGTCGACTGCGTACCGATGACGGACGAAACGATCCGGGAGGCGCGGCTGGTCGAGCGGTGCGTCGGCGACTGGCAACCCGGCCGGTTCGCGTGGCACCTCGACAACATCGTCCCCGTCGACCCGATCCCGATGCGCGGCGCTCAAGGCCTGTGGGACTGCGAGCTACCCGCATGATGGAAGGCCGGATCACCGCCGACCGCGACGGCGTCCCCTACGTCGTCGTCCCCGTCTCGCTGTACCTCGACTTCTTCAACCAGCTCTGCCAAGGCCTCGTCGGCATCGTCCAGCTACGCCCTGACGGCCGCGGCGGGTGGTGCCTCGACCTGGCCGAGAACGCGCCGGTGCTGACCGCAGACGCGCAGCCCGCCGAGGAGCAGCCCGATGAGTAGCCTGCTCCGCCTGCGGACTAGCCGCTGGATCACACACCCGTGGCTCCGCTGGTGGATCTGCCGACTCGCCCTCGCGGAGAACGGCATCGAGTACCCCTACGACCACCCGGAGGACTGACGTGGTCGGACGCTTCTTCGACTGGCTCTGGCCGCAGACGCCGTGGGACGCAAGCCGGTGCCCGAGGAACACCGCTCTAGGCGCGATCATTGGAGTGGTAGCGGGATTCCTCGCAGGGAGGTGGCTGTGATGGCGTTGGACAACGGAGCGAAGCGCGGCGGGCGCGACGGGCGGAAGGCCGCGGCGCGCGAGAAGGTGTTCGAGCTCAGACTGGCCGGCGTCCCGTTCCGCGCGATCGGGAAAGAGGTCGGCGTCTCGCATACCTACGCGATGCGGCTCTACCGGGAGGCGCTGTCGGAGCGCAGCAAGCACGTCGAGGAGTTGAAGGATCTCCACGTCACCGTCGAGTTGGAGCGGCTCGACAAGCTGATCCTGGCGCACTGGCCGAACCGGAGCCACCCGCAGCACGCCGCGGTCATCCTGCGGTGCCTGGATACGAAGGCGAAGCTGCTCGGGTTGCACGCGCCGACGAAGGTGGAGCATCAGGGCGTGATCGGCGTGGAGACGGTCGAGGATCGGCGGCGGCGGATCATGGAGGAAGCCGCGGATGACATCGCGAACATGACGCCTGAGCAGCTGGCCGCGGCGGCGGCGGCGCTCGTAGCCGACTCGGCATGATCGTCGCGGGGGAGCACCCCGAGGTTCAGATCGCGCGGCGTCGGGCGGCGCTGCGCCTGTTCGCTATCGAGGGCGACCCGACCGCGCGAGGCTACGGCGAGGCGTTCATGCGTACCTACTTCCCGCACTACGCGAGCCGGAAGGATGGGACGGTGATCCCCGGCGCTGACTGGCACGCCGACTTCGACCGCCAGGTCTACGGGTCGCTCGGCAGCGGTGTGCGTAAGGTGTTCCTCGCGCCGCGCGGCTATGCCAAGAGCACGAAGGTGTCGTTGGAGACGCCGATCATCTGCCTGGCCCGGAAGCTGAAGTGGTACATCCTGATGGTGCAGGAGACGGGGCCGCAGGCGAAACAGGCGATGTCGCAGATCATCAGCGAGTTGGACGAGAACGAGAAGCTGCTCGCCGACTTCCCCCACCTGAAGCGCAAGTACGTGAAGGGCCGGCCGGTGGCCGACCGCGACGACGACATCGTGTTCGAGTCGAACGCGCGTATCCAGGCGCTCGGCGCGGGCGGCTCGCTGCGTGGGCGGCGCAACAAGCAGGACAGGCCCGACCTGGTGTTGATCGACGACCTGGAGGACGACGAGCACGTCAAGACGTCATTCCAGCGGGAGAAGCTGGACGACTGGCTGTCCGCCGCTCTGCTCGGTGCCCTCGTGCCGGAGAGCGACGTGTACTACGTCGGGACGTTGCTGCACCACGACGCTGTCCTCGCCCGGGTGATGAAGCGTGGCGCTCCGTGGCAGCCGTACCGGTACGAGGCGATCACCGACCGCGGCGCGTTCGCCGAGTTGGTCGGCCAGGCGGAGGAGGCCATCGAGAGCCTGGTATCGGAGGGGCTGCTCGACCGCGGCGCGTGGGACGAGCGGCTGATCGCCAGTCGGATCGACCCGGAGGTGGTGCGGACGGCGAGCGAGGCGTCGACGTGGCCCGAGCTGTGGCACGCGATGGCGCTGCTCAAGAAGCGCAAGGAGATGGGCAGCGCCGCCTTCTCCCGCGAGTTGCTGCACGAGCCGGTCGATGACGCCGACAAGCCGTTCCCCCGCGAGCACTTCCAGTACCGCAACATGCGGTCACGCCTGCTCGCCGCGGAGGCCGGCGAGTTCAGCAGCGTGAAGTTGAAGATCGTCGTCGACCCGGCGATAGGCCAGAAGAAGACGAACGACTACTCGGCGATCCAGGTCTGCGCCCGCGTAGAGCGCGGCACGTATGACGTCCTCGACGTGTGGCAGGGCCGCGTCACCAAAAGCAAGCTGATGGCCCGGTTGAACAGCCTGCACGAGTTGTGGCGCAGGTATCACCCGGTGATCGTCGCCGAGTCGGTGCAGGCGCAGGCGTGGCTGGCTCAGTCGCTGCGGGAGGAGTACAACCTGCCGGTCAAGGAGATCACTCCGCACAAGGACAAGGAGCTACGCGCCGCTCCGATCTCGGTGCTCTACGAGAACCATCAGGTGTTCCACGACGAGTCGCTGCGCGAGTCCGAGTTCGAGCTGCAGATGACGCAGTTCCCCGCTGCGGAGCATGACGACATGGTCGACGCGAACGTGTACGGCCTGACGGAGCTGTCCGGCAAGGCGACGCCCAGGGCGACCCGGTTGTAGGCCGGTGGGTCGTACCCGCGTAGAGTTGGACTGTCCACCCTCGTTTGTGGTAGGAGCTTGGCCGCACTCATAGACCGCCTTCGTGGGCGGAAGGCGTCTCAGACAACCCGGGTGATCGTCTCCCAGCTGTTCGGGGTGAAGGAACCCGTCTACACCCCCCGCGACTACAAGCGGCTGGCGGAGCAGGGATACGAGTGGAACACGTGGGTGTACACCTGCGTGTCGGGCATCACGAAGGCGGGGAAGGGCATCCCCTGGATTCTCTACGAGGGGATGGGCGGTCCCGGCCAGACGGCGGCGCGGGCGATCCGCAGCGGCCAGTACGGGCAGGGCCAGCGCCGCGCGATCCAGCGCGCGGTGCAGCGCAAGGAGCTTCGAGAGGTGGACAGCCACCCGCTGCTCGACCTGCTCGCGAAGCCGAACCCGGAGCAGGGCGGCGGCGGTTTCATGGAGGCGTACCTCGGCTACTGGCTGCTCGCCGGGAACAGTTACGTCGAGGCGGTGCGGGCGGGGGACAAGCCGCCGTTCGAGCTGTGGCCGCTGCGCCCGGATCGGATGACTGTCCTGCCGTCCCCGTCGAACCGGATCGGCGGGTACGTCTACAAGTCGGGCGGCTCGTCGGTCACGTTCAAGCCCAACGAGGTGCTGCACTCGAAGTTCTTCCACCCGACGAACGACTGGTATGGCCTGTCGCCGATCGAAGCGGCGGCTCGCGCGGTGGACAGGGACAACGCGGCGGAGGCGTGGAACACCGCGCTCCTGCAGAACGGTGCCCGCCCGTCTGGCGCGTTGACGACGGAGGGGGAGCTTGACCCGCAGCAGCGCGCCGACCTGAAAGACGCCCTCGATGACCGGTCGCGCCCCGAGGCGGCGGGTCGGGCCCTGCTCCTCGAAGGCGGACTCAGCTGGCAGGAGATGGGCCTGACGCCCAGGGATATGGACTGGCTGCAGTCGCAGAAGTGGGGGATGAAGCGGATCTGCAACACGTTCGGCTACCCCGTGCTGCTGGCCGACCCCGAGCTTGGCGGCTCGTTCAGCACCGACTACAAGGAGGCGCGCACCGCGCTCTACCAGGACACCGTCCTGCCGCTGATGGATCACGCGCGGGACGACCTGAACGGGTGGCTCGCGCCGATGTTCGACTCGGGCCTGGTGCTCGCGTACGACCCGGACGCCGTCGAGGCGCTGCAGGAGGATCGGAACGAGGCGTGGAAGCGGACGCAAGACCCGCGGATGACCGTCGACGAGCAGCGCGAAGCGGTCGGCATGGAACCACTCCCCAACGGCGGGGGCCAGGTCATCATCCTGCCGGTCGGCGCGCAGGTCAGAGCGGTAGACGCGCTGTCCGACGCGGACGCCGCCTACCACGCCGGGATCGGCGACGAAGGCGACGACACGACGACGCCTGGCGGGAAGGGGCGGAAGGCGGAGCCGTGGTGGGCGGAGATGAGCGAGGCGTGGATGCAGCAGACGACGGCGCACCGCGTCAAGCAGATCACCGACTACACCCGCGTCCTGGTCAACGTCACGCTCGCCAAGGGCGCAGAGCAGGGCCACACCCCCGCGTTGCTCGCCCAGGCGGTGCGCCGCGCGTACGCCGAGATGGGCGACCAGCGCGCCGACGTGATCGCGCGCAGCGAGATCAACTGCGCCGCGAACGCGGGCAGCCGCTTCGCCGCTCTCTCTGCCGGACTCGACCTCGAGAAGGAGTGGGTGTCAGACCGGGGCGACCGGCACGCGAAGATGGACGGCCAGCGCCGCGCGATGTTCGACTCCTACGACGTCGACGGCTACCCCGGCATGTTCCCCGCCGACCCCGACCTGCCCGCCGGCGAGGCGGCGAACTGTAGGTGCATGGAGGTCTACCACCACCTCCGCAAGGCGCACGCGCCGGAACGCCGGATGGAGTTGCTGGCCGAGCACGCCCGGTACCGCCGCGCCTGGGAACACACCCTCGCAGAGGATGCCAGGCGCTTGTTCGCCCGGGAGGGGGATACCGTCGCCGCGGCGATAGCAGGCGCGGCCGACACAGCGGCTGCTAGCCGCGTCACAGAGGCCTTGCCGGTCGCGCATTGGGAGGCGCTGCTGCGTACCAGCTACCGCGCGGTGATGGAGGACTTCGGCGCTCGCACGCTGGGAGAGCTTCGGTGAACCTCCTGCTCGCCTACTACTCGCGCGCCGCTGTCCACCAGGCGCAGGGCGGAGGCGTCACCGTCCACTGGTCGATAGCCGCCA